GCGCAGGCTTACGGGCATGGTATTTACTTGGCTGAGAATCCAGAAATTGCAAGGTCTTATCAAAAAACATTGTCTGGTTTTGAGCAGCCGTTTATTCAGTTTGGCAAGTCAAAAATAGCAGGTCAAGATTTAAGCGACCTTGATCTTGAGGCATTGAAATACCTTGAGATTGGACAGCGTAATGCAGGTCAGTTTCCCCACAATACCCTTTATTACGCAAAACAAGCTGCAAAAAGCAAACCAGATGTTATTAATCGTTTAGATGAATTTGGTAGAGATGTAAAGTTTGGATATGAAAAAAATCAAGGTGCTTTCTACAAAGCAGATCTACCAGACGAAGAAATAGCAAAGATGCTAGATTGGGATAAGCCGCTAAGTCAGCAGTCTCGGACTATACAAAAGTTTGCACTTGAGAACAGCAAGCCTTTGGCAAAACTAGTCAAATTTCAACAAGCTAACAAACTCAATGAAAACCCGCCAAAGTCTATCTATGACTTAAGTGGTGGCGAATTGATGCGAGAGCTTGGGTCTCCACAAGAAGTGGCGCAAAAGTTACGCGATTCAGGCATACCAGGGGTTCGCTACCTCGACCAAAACTCGCGCGGCGCTGGTAAAGGAACATCTAACTTCGTTGTATTCCCAGGCGAAGAATCTAAAGTGCGTATCATGGAAATAAACGGTAAGCCTGTAGTCATAGACGAAGAAGAGCTTATGAGATCAGGTTTATTAGGTCGGTAATCTGTTGCAAACAAACAACGAATGGACACTAAACAATCTGAAGATACTGAGAAAAAGATTCCACCGGCTGCTGGCAATGGGAGGCCAAAGGGTTCGCCTAACAAATCTACTGCTGCGGTGAGGGAAGCTATTGCGAAAATGGCTGAGATGAACGCTCCGAGGTTCGCAATGTGGTTGGACGAAGTGGCTCAGAAGAGCCCAGAGAAGGCTTGCGACATCTATCTAAGAGCGATTGAGTACCACATACCTAAATTAGCGCGAACAGAGGTAACGGGAACTGACGGTCAACCAGTTGCGATGCAGATCTCATGGGCGCAACCCGAATAGTCATCCCTTATGCGCCGAGGGAGCAGCAGCTAAAGATCCACAATGCGCTATCAGACAAGCGTTTTGCTGTTGTTGTCGCGCACAGAAGATGTGGAAAATCCGTATCTGCGATCAACCATCTCATCAGAGCAGCGATAGAAAACAACAAGGAGGCTCCGAGATATGCTTTCATCGGGCCTACCTATTCCCAGACCAAACGAGTTATCTGGGATTACCTCCTCAAGTTTACCCAACCCCTTAACGCCACTGCCAATATTGCGGAGCTTAGGGTTGATTTCTGGGGCAGACGCATCCAACTTGCGGGGTCTGATAACCCAGACTCTCTGCGAGGACAGTATTTTGACGGGGTTGTATTCGACGAATTTGGCGATCAAGACCCGCGTATCTGGTCGGAGGTGGTTCGTCCAGCCTTGTCGGACAGAATGGGATGGGCGTTATTCCTCGGAACCCCAAAGGGAAACAACCACTTCAAGACCCTGAGAGACCATGCGTCAGAGCATAACGATTGGGCCTTGCTTGAGTTCCGAGCATCCGAGACAGGTCTTATCCCTCAAGCTGAACTCGATGCAGCTAAATCTGAAATGGGAGACGACAAGTATTTACAGGAGTTTGAGTGTTCCTTCGACTCAGCCATCGAGGGAAGTTACTACGGGCAACTTCTCAATGAGCTACCGTCTGAGCGATTCCACGACATCCCTGTAGACGGTTTAGCTAAGACTTACTGTGCCTGGGACTTAGGGATAGGCGACTCCACTGCAATCTGGGTTTGTCAGAGAGTGGGATTAGAGACACGACTCATTGACTTTGTGGAAAACCACGGTCAAGGGCTTGACTGGTATGTGAACTGGCTGAGAACGAATCACTACGAACTAGCCGAGCAGTTACTGCCTCACGATGTGCAAGTAAGGGAGTTAGGCACTGGACGCTCAAGGATGGAACTCCTACAAGAAGCAGGGCTAAACATCACAATTGTGCCGAGAATGAGTGTTGACGATGGGATACAAGCCGTGAGAAGGCTGATTCCCTTTTGTTGGTTCGACTCCAAGACTAAGCGTGGAGTGGACGCGCTACGCAATTATCGGAGACAATACGACGATAAGCGTCAAGTTTATTGGGATAAGCCTCTTCACGATTGGGCATCTCATGCTTCTGACGCATTTCGGTATCTTGCGGTTGGCATGTCCGAGACAACATCTTGGTCTAAACCGCTGAAACCTAACGTATCTTGGGTGGTCTAAATGGATGACGGACGATTAAAGGCGATTCTCCAAGGTGAGATTGATAACGCGATAGGTTTCTTGGAGACCGAGACGGTCGAGCAGCGTAAGAACGCGCTCACTGCCTACATGCGTGACCCTTATGGTAATGAGGTCGAGGGTCGCAGCCAGATCGTAACCGGTGAGGTTGCAGAAGCGGTAGACGGGATGCTTCCGCCTCTCATGCGTCTCTTTACTTCTGCTGACCAGATCGGTGTATTCGAGCCTGTAGGCCCAGGTGATGAGCCGTTAGCCCAACAAGCAACCGAGTACACAAACTGGGTGCTGATGAAGCAAAACCCAGGCATCTCGATCATGCACGACTGGTTCAAGGACGCGATCCTTCAGAAGGTCGGGGTTATCAAAGCCTACTGGGACGACTCGATTTCAGTCACAAAGGAACAGTACGCGAACCTGACAGACGATGAGCTAGCCATGCTTATGTCTGACGGGACAATGGAGATTGCAGCACAAGAGACGATTGAGCAGGATATTGATGGTCAAGTCATGCGTGTTCATAACGTCGCACTGATGAAGAAAACCAAAGCCGGAAAGATCAAGGTTGAGAACGTGCCTCCCGAAGAGTTCTTGATCTCCAAAGCAGGGAAGACCGTTCGAGATACGCCTTTTGTCGCGCACAGGAAACTCATCACAAGGTCGGATCTTGTCTCGATGGGGTTTGATCCTGAGATCGTGATGAACCTGCCGGTCTACAACGACCTTGAGTTTAGTGCTGAGTACATCGCTCGATACAACCGAGACGAACAACCTTACATGGAGCCGAGTCTCGATAAATCCATGCAGACGGTTGAAGTGTTCGAGTGTTACCTAAAGACTGACTACGACGGAGATGGGATTGCAGAACTTAGACGGGTTCACTTTTCTGGGAATGAGATCCTAAGTAACGAGGAAACCGACTATGTGCCGTTTTACACCCTCTGCCCTATTCCGATACCTCATCGCTTCTTTGGGGATTGTCCTGCTGATCGTACAGTTGATCTCCAACTTATCAAGACTACTCTAACGAGGCAGATGCTTGATAACCTGTACCTACAGAACAATACCAGGATGGGTGCTGTAGAAGGTCAGGTCAATCTCGATGATCTTATGTCGGTGACTCCTGGTGGTGTGGTGAGAATGAAAAATCCCGCCGCACTTGTACCGATTACAGTTAATCCTGTTGCTCAACAGGTATTCCCTTTTATGGAGTACCTAGATTCGATCCAAGCCAAGCGTACGGGCATTACAGAGGCTTCTCAGGGGTTAGACCCCAACATCCTACAGAATGTTACTGCTGCGGCTATAGCGGCTCTTACGCAAGCCTCGCAAGGAAAGATCGAGCTTATTGCTAGAGTTTTTAGTGAAACGGGCGTAAAAGACTTATTCAAAGGACTCTTACACCTTTTATGCAAATATCAGGACAAGTCAGTCATCATTCGGATGCGCGGCCAGTATGTTCAGTACGACCCGCGAGAGTGGTCGAACCAGTACGATTGCACAGTGAATGTCGGACTTGGTACGGGGAACATCGAGCAAAAGATGGCGATGCTCTCGATGGTTCTCGCAAAACAAGAGCAGATCATTCAAGCGTACGGCCCGAGCAATCCTTTAGTGTCTGTCTCGCAATATCGTGCGACGCTCGGAAAGCTGATTGAGGCGGCTGGTTTTGCGGACTCGGCTGAGTTCTTCAAGCCTGTAACACCAGAGATTGATGCTGCACTTGCACAACCTCAACAACAAGGCCCAGATCCGGCGGTGCAAATGATGATGGCGCAGGCTCAAGCGGATATTGAGATTAAACGCCAGAAAGCTATGGCTGATATTCAGCTTGCAAGAGAGAAAGCCCTAGCCGAGTTAGAACTCAAGCGCATGGAGTTCGAGGCAGAGGCGCAGATGAAGGCTATGAAAGTAGGCGCAGGCATCACTTCTAACATTGAGATACCAGGATAATCATGGCACTTGCAAATTTAGCTACGCTTCTTGCAGCCGGTGTAACTTATGAGAATGCACAGCCATTCTTAGAGCAGTACGGCGCAAACACCATGACAGTAGAAGATGCTGTCATGGCTATGGGTGGTTTCAAAGCTCCTGATGGGGCTACGTTCTCAACAATAGCTGCGCGTGATGCTTACATGAACGATCAGTTAGCTAAGGCTAACGATCTTACGGGCAGGGTTTACGCTGGAAACGTCTACAACACCGTCAAAGAAGCCGAGGACGCAAGGCTTCTGGATGAGAGCAATCGCACTTACAACGGGGTTCTTTACCCAACTGCTGAGGCCGCATTTGCTGCAAAAGCTGCCGGAGAAGCTCTTCAGTCAGGCGCGATTACGCAAGAGGTATACCAAGCGGTGACTCCTTCGCCGGAGGATATAGCAGCTCAGACTGCGTTAGTTGAGAAAATAAATGCTTTTACGTCTGACTTGGTTGCTTCTGGCGTTCCTGTTGCATGGGCTAAAACCTATGCAGGAGCAAACCCTAATGAGACGGTAGGTAACGCTCTCCAGGACTATCAAACCTACGTTCAGGGTGGATCTGCCGTAACAGATACGGGAGCTACAGGAGCGACGACAGGAGCTACCACAGGAGTTACCACAGGAGCCACAACAGGGGCTACCACAGGAACGACAACATCAACGCCTAGTGTCATTACACAAGCTATTGATCTCGGTGTTCCAGCAGCGTTTGCTAACCGATACATAGGTGGAACGGTTACTGACCCATCTACGATTAAAGATGCTTACGATAGAAGCATTGTCGAAAATTACGCTACAAACGCACCTTGGGCTAATCAGTACAGTGCTTATGACGCAGGTAATGCGATGGATCTTTTATCAAAAGAGATCTTAAAAGCAGGAGTTGGTTTAAGTAATGTCAAAAGTCTTCCAGCAGGACTTACTTTTGACCTTGACGGTAGCGGCACTGTCAATGCCGCAGATGCCAGGATTGCTTTGCAAGGTAAGGCAGACCCTCGTCTCTATAGTTTATTTTTGCCTACGCCTATCAAAACGGATACGACTACAAGCGCAACGATGGGCACAACGGGCGCAACGGATACGACGAGTGGTGCAACCGGAGGAACCATTGTCACCGGAGGTTTAACAGGAAGTGTTGGTACTGGCGCAGGAACTGTAGTAGGCGCAGCAGGAAATGATACGTTTACCGGCGCGTTAGGTGGCGACACCATAACTTACGCAAACCTTGCTACGTTGATGGCTAATGGTATTAGCTACGATCAAGCTCAAAACTACATTTTGCTAAAAGGCAACCAAGTCCCGTTATCAACTGCCCTAAACGAAATAAGAAACCCAGCACCTACACAACAAGGATACACATACAACAATTTAGTTTTCCCGACGGCGGCAGAACGTGATGCTTACATGGCCGCAGATCTTGCAAAGCAGAATGCGACTACCACGGGAGGTACTGGAAACGATACTATTACTGGAGGCGGGGGTAATAGCGGAACTATCATAACTGGAGGTCTTACCGGAACTGTAGGAACCGGAGCTGGCACTGTTGTTGGGGGTATCGGTAATGACACGATACAGGGTGGCGCGACAACGGTAACGGGTGGCACAGGAAACGACACTACGCTTAACTTAACAAACAGGATCACAACAGAACAAGCGTCGCAGGTCTTTAAGAACCTATTCAACAGAAGTCCTAGCAATGATGAGCTGTCTAGGTTTTATTTGATCCAAGGAAGTAGTCGCCCGTGGTCAACAACGCAGCAACTTGAAAGTTATTTGCGAGCGTCTCCTGAATATCAAAACTATTTGAATTCATTGACAAGAGCTCCTTCTGGTGGTTTCCAAACGCAACCAAGAACATTTGGTGGCTCAAATACTTTAGAGGTCACGCCACTCGTTAATCCTCCGTTTTATTCTGTTGGTGGCGAACCAATCTTTGGAGCGTCAAAAGACTTTGGTTCTGGTTTAAGAGCAGCAACGCAAAGCAGACTAAATCAAGGTATGACTCAAGATCAATTTAGGCAGCTTGCAAAACTTCAAGGACTTTCACCTGAAACTATCAATTATGCTTTAGGCCAAGATGTAACGCTTCCAGATCAGATCCAAATTGGTATTACGCCTACCTTTATGTCTGGCGTTGCAGGATTTACAAATCAAAGGCCCAGGCAGTTAGAGTTTGGCACTCCAGCTATAACGCAAGCAGTTAAACAATATACGCCAGGTGTTTTTGATGCCCCATCTTTACAAGCTAGGTTTGAATCCCAAACTGGGACTACTTACGGTGGAGAAACCATCCCTGTTGCAGGCACAGGTAACGCTGCTAATCTTCAACAGTTAAATCAAACCGATCAGGCTACCTTATACAAAGGCGGCAAGGTAACTAAGGATCATATAGCCTACGAGAAAGGTGGAAAGGTTCGTGGTTTACTAGGCCCAAATCCTGATAACCCTGACGATGGTTATGGGTCGCTCCAGGTTGGCGAGTACGTGATCCGCAAGAAAGCAGTGAATAAGTACGGCGAAGATTTTTTAGAGGCTCTTAACGAGTCAAGACTACCCAAGAAGAAGGCTAAGAGCTTGCTATGACACAGCGTTGGGAACGAGCTAAGGCTTTACTTGGTGATGAGTTTCTGACAGAAATCTTCACTGAGTTGGAAAAAGACAACATCGAGCGTATCATCAATAGTAGTCCTGACGACATTGATCTACGAGAAGAGTCATACGTGGCTATTCGCGCAGTGCGTCAGGTTAAGGCGCGTCTCGAATCTGTTGCCGCTGAAGGCGAGATAGTGAAGAGGCGATTTAGGATTTTTAAGTAAAGGTGGTTTATGGAAAGCAGCAACCCAGTTGGGACTAGCTTGACAGTGGGACAGGCAGCAGACACGTTTCTTGGCATGATGACTGGAGGAGAACCTCAACAAGAGCAAGTTCAAGACCAGTCGGAAGAGCAAGAATATGTTGCCAGTGAATCCGAGTCTGAGGAAGCACAAGAGGAAACTCAAGAGGAACAGCGTTTTGTCGTTAAAGCAGCGGGCGAAGAGCGCGAGGTTACCCTTCAAGAGTTAATCGAAGGCTACCAAAAAGGTACGGATTACCATAAAAAAACCAATCAGCTTGCCGAACAGCGTAAAGCTGTAGAAGCAGAGAAGTCTGCTATCGAGCAAGCAAAACAGGCGAGAGACGCATATTCTCAACGTCTGCAAGCGATGGATTCGTTCCTAAACGCGCAGATTAAGTCTGAGGATATTGAGGCATTAAAAGAGACCGACCCGATTGCTTATGCAGTGAAGGTCGCTGAGCAAAGCCGGATGGAAAAGCAGATCAACCAGATTCGGGCAGAACGTGAGCGCATTGCACAACAGCAACAGGCCGAGCGTGAAGCACAACTGGAGGCCCACATTGCTGAAGAAGCAAAGAAAGTCGCGGCTGCGATTCCTGATTACCTAGACCCAAAGAAGGGTGAAAAGGTGAGAGCAGAGCTTAGGTCTTACGCTAAGAATCTTGGTTATTCCGACCAAGAGCTTGCAAATGCTACCGACTCACGCGCTGTGTTGGCATTGTGGAAGGCGGCTCAGTACGACAAACTTGTGCAGTCAAAGCCCGCTGTTAACAAAAAAGTTAACGAGGCTCCGAAACTGCTCAAGCCAGGAACGGCAACAGGTAAGACCTTATCCACAGAAGCAGCAAAACAGGACTTTGCGCGTTTACGCAAGACAGGAAGTCGGCAAGACGCTGCAAGGGTTTTTGAAAGATTCTTGTAATTAGGAGTTTGAAATGACTGTTCCTTCAGGTACATTCCAGACCTTCACGGCTGTCGGTCAGCGTGAAGATCTAACCGATGTTATTTACAACATCAGCCCGACCGAAACACCTATCCTTTCGTCGCTTGCTCGCACCAAAGCAACGGCTGTCTACCACGAGTGGCAGACCGATAC